GATGAAGATCTTGTCTTTAAAAATTATATCGGAGATGTATTAAACGATATACTATCAAACAACGAATTTAAAATAGGCCGCGATGGAGAACAATCTTGAAAATATTATAATTAGCAATCTTATTCACAATGAAACATTTTGTCGTAAAGCACTACCGCATCTAAAGCTAGAATATTTTGAAGGTCAATCTCGTCTAGTCTATGATTGTATCTTAAAGTTTATTACAAAGTATAATAAGCTCCCGAATTCTACCGCTCTGTCGATTGAGTTTCAGGGCTCGGACATGGTTCGACATCCGAATGCGGTTGAAGCGCTGGCTCATATTCAAACCCTGTCTTCATCGATAGTCGTAGAAGAGCAATGGCTTCTCGAACAGACTGAAAAATGGTGCAAAGACAGAGCGGTTCACCTTGCTATCATGGAATCTATTTCTATAATAGATGGAAAGTCGAAAGACAAAGCAGAAGGAGCAATTCCAAGCATACTCAGCAAGGCATTAAGTGTTTCGTTTGATACGAATGTCGGTCATGACTATCTTGAAAACGTTGATGGTCGCTATGAATTTTATCACAAGACAGAAGATAAGATTCCATTTGATCTTGAGATGTTTAACGTTATTACTGGTGGTGGCATTCCAAGAAAAACATTAAACATTATTCTTGCTGGCACTGGTTGTGGTAAGAGTCTAGGCATGTGTCACATGGCAGCCGCTGCTTTAGCACAAGGCCGCAACGTTCTCTATATCACACTTGAAATGGCAGAAGAACGTATTGCTGAACGTATCGATGCAAACCTGCTAGACATACGAATTGATAAGCTTAAAGAACTATCACACAAAGAATTTGAATCTAAAGTTTCTGCGATAGGACAACGCACTCATGGCAAACTTATTGTAAAGGAATATCCGACTGCTGCGGCTCATGTCGGGCACTTTAGAGCGCTGCTACTCGAATTAAAACTCAAGAAAAAATTTGAGCCAGATATTATCTATGTTGACTATCTAAATATATGCGCGAGCAGTCGTATGAAAGGACTTGGAGGCAGCATCAATACCTATAGTTTGATCAAGAGTATTGCTGAAGAACTTCGTGGATTGGCGGTTGAATTTAACGTGCCTATATGGAGTGCGACTCAGATTACTCGTGGAGGATTTAATAGCAGTGATGTTGAGATTACAGACACAAGTGAGAGCTTTGGTTTGCCTGCGACTGCTGATATGATGGTTGCCTTTATACGTACAGAACAGCTCGACAAGATGAATCAAATCATGGTCAAGCAGCTCAAAAATCGTTATAATGATCCAACCACAAACAAACGTTTTACCATTGGCATCGACCTCTCAAAGATGAGACTCTATGATATCTCTGATCCGATGGCAAACATCACGAATGATGTTGACTCTTCTCCAGTTGTAAGCACTCCATTTAGTTCAGGTAGAAAACCGCGAGACCTTAGTGGCATAAATGTGTAAATTTATAAATAATATAAAACTTATTTTATAAATATACAATATGTCAAATCCTTTAAAGTTTAAACAATTTCTTTCCGAAGCCCTATCCACTTCATCAGTAGACAAAGCAGCATTCATCATTTCTCGTTATCTTAAAAAGAAAACAGGAATGGTATTTTTCAGATATCCTGGACTTGAAGAATATCAAAATAGCAGCGAAAGAGGATTTGGCTTAAGATTTTATACAGTAAAGCGCAACAAGAGTGTTCGCTTTAACTGGAAACAGAGCAGCATGGCTGGCCTCAATAATCTTATGTCAGTTGACTATTGGAATGGCAAGTCTGAAACTCCATGGCGTATAACATTCGACGAAAACGTTTCACTCGTAAAATCATTGCCTATCGCTGCTGATATTATAGCGATGGACACTCCAGAAGTTGGAAGAGTCACCACTCCTCCCGATGATGTGCCTCTCTATGAAGGTGTGTTGATGGAAGCCAAAGCTCATGACTATGAATCAGTATTTGATGATCTGCTAGACATGGTAGTCAGTCCAGCATTTGCTAAAAGCAAAATATGGCCGATGTTCAAGAGCGCCGGAGCAAAGATATTCGACGTATTGGAAATGACATATCCTGACTTGATCGTAAAGCAGGGCGTAAAATACGTTTGGGCTGGAAATAAAAAGGATCTTGCTAGAATAAAATCTGAAAAGACAAAAATTCTTTCAAAGGCCGGTGTAGTCGGAGCGACTATTACCAAGGGCGCAGCAAAAGAAAAGTATAGCTATCAGCCAGAAGTCGATCAGATCGAAGCAGATCGTGATCGACTGTCATTCGAAGATCAGTTAAAAGATCTTGAAAATCTTGTAAAACTTACAGTAAGCGGAGCTTCAAACGCGCTCTTCGTTTCTGGTAAAGGCGGTGTTGGCAAGACTCATACTACCGAAGCTATCTTACATGGCTTAGGCTTGAGTGACGGTTCTGGCTATTTCAAAAACACTGGCTCTGCTAGCGCCGCTGGTCTATACTCATTGCTATTCCGCTATAAAAACGATATCGTCTTTTTTGATGACAGCGACGATGCACTCGGTGATCAGGAAGCACGCAACCTTCTCAAGGCTGCAACAGATACCAAAAAGATTCGTAAGCTTGTATGGAACAAGATGGGCAAAAATGTCGTTGATCCTGAAGATGACATGAGTGACGACGAGATTCTCGATCAAGGCTTGATTCCTCGCTATTTCGAATTTACTGGCAAGATTATCTTTATCTCTAACCTTAGTCTTAACAAACTCGATCCAGATGGCGCTCTTCGTACTCGTGCGTTTATCATCAACATCGATCCAACAGAAGTTGAAATCTATGATTTTATGGAAAAGATTGTAGACAAGATGCCACTTGAAGACGGTCTGTCACTTGATACAAAGTCTCGTTTACATGTTGTCGAACTGCTTCGTAAGGGCAAGAGCGCACAGAGCGCTAACCTTCGTAAGTTGTCTCGCGGCTTGAATATGGCAGCCGGTGCTCTTGCAGCAGGAGTTGCTGTATCAGACGACGATCTTAAGCGAATGATCGAAACATACGCGTAATCTTTAAAATTTAACCTAAATAAAATAATGCTACAGGTCAAAAATCTGTAGCATTATTTTTGCTTATAAGTATTGTTGTATGATCTGTATAAAGGTATATGGCTCAAGCAAAAACAGAAAATTAAAGGGTTTGCTGACTAGAGCTGCATACCACTATCTAAAGAGACTGCTTCCCAAAAAGAGAAATGTACGCATAACCATACAACTTGTAAAAGATCTGGCACTAAAAGAACGAGTATTCGGAGACTGCTATCAGTGCTATAAAGACGATCCAGACGAGGACTATATTATTCGACTGCATAATGATGGCTCTGAATTGACTATGCTAATTACTCTTGCCCACGAATTTGTTCATTTAAAACAGTATGATCGAAACGAGTTGCGATTCTATGCTCAAAATCCTAGTGCAGCACGCTGGAAAGGCAAAATATACAAAGATTACAACTACGAAACAGCCCCATGGGAGGTAGAAGCAAATTTTAGAGAGATCGGTCTCTATGAATCCTTTTTAGAATCTAGCGGTAAATTATAAATAGCTAGTATGGCATCGCTTTCACAACAAGAGATTTACAAGTACGATTGGCGTATAGACTTGTTTCTTAAAAAGTTTAAAGAAAAAGATGCGTTTGAACTTAATAACGGAAAGAAAGTTACTTTTATTTTTGATAAAGATCTTTATTCTAAAGTAGCCAAAAAACAAGATATCAAAAAATCAATTCTTGTTGGAACTGATAAAAACACGTATAAATTTACAGACCTTAAGAAAAATAAGGAATTTGGTGGTGGAGGAGGATCGGGTGCTGGAGCAGAAGTTACCAAATTGGGAGAATCTGCTCAAGCAGTTTTTGCACAAGCTAAATGGGCGGGATCTAAAAAATATACAAAAGAAGATATTAAGAAAGCCTATTCTAAAGCCAATACTGATGAAACTCTTAGTAATATTGAAACTAAATTAACTGGAGAATGGAGAGCTTCTTCGATACTCGGAGCTGAAGAATTATACAAAGAATTTAAAGGCAAACAGTATGTGTTTCATCGTGGTTCTGCTTGGGTTGATAAACTTGAAAATCATTGGAAAAAATTAAATAGTCAAGAAAAACTTTTTAGCAATTTAAATAAGTGGTCACCTGCAGACATCTATATGGTTTCTACTGCAGGATCAAAAGTCGATCTTACAAAAGCAAAAAATATTGTTGATCTCAACAACATGTTGATCACAAATTTAAAATCTAAAGATATCATCGGAGTTTCATTAAAGATAATGAAAGATAAATCACATCTTTCGTATTATAATTTTGGAGGAAAGAAAAAAGTTATTAAATTTACTGACTACACTACTGGTACTCAGGGTTTTTTTGGAGGAAAGGATGTTTATATTTATTTTACAGTAGACGGAAAAATTCAATTTCGTACATTTCCTGAAACATTTCAAGGAGAGATTAAGGGAAAGAATGCTAATCAAGGTAAACTATCTTATGGACCGATTCAAGGCATCCTTCGCAGTCTAAAGGCGCCACAACTTACTGATGTAAAACCGTTAAGAGATGGATTAACTAAAGCTGATTCAAAAATATACAACGAATTTTATGACAACTACAAAAAGTACGCAAAGGATTCTACTAAACTTAAATTTGAAGATTTTGTTAAACACTGTTCAGAAAAGGGCGTGTCATGGTGTTTCAGTAAATTTATTGGAGTACAACTTATAAGTATTATCAAATCAAAAAAAATAGAAGATAGTTTTGTAACTGCATGCATTTCATATGCATCATCGTCTTCTGATGTATCTGCACCATTCGTAAAACTAGAATAATATGAAAAGCTTTAAAGAATATATTACAGAAGCTGGAGTATCAGCTGAGCGTCAAGAAACTTCATTTGTCAATGCAGTAAAGTCTGCAGTTAAAAAGAATGGCGGGAAATCTATAACAGTAAAAACTGGAAAGGATACAGTAAAAGATGTGGTAGACGCACAAAAATATACTGGGCGTCAGTCTAGTGGTTCTGAACCATACACAGACGTTCAACTTATATTAAAAACTGGAAAAGTAGTAAATGTTTCAATGAAAGGAACAAGCGCTCCATCGCTTGCCGGTGGTGGATTGAGCGGTATTGAAGAGATTATTCCTGGAATTGGCTTTAGATTTTATGCTGCTGCATACAAACAACACATTAAAAATAAATTAAAGCCAGGCTCAAAAGTGCCTGATATTTTTGGTAAATTAAACGATGCTGATAAAAATTTACTTGTGATTGGTAATTCTGCTATGGGAGGTCCTATTCATTATATGTACATTGGACCAATGGATGTAGAGTCTAAATTTGCGACTGGTGTTTTAACTGTAAATGGAAATTTAATTCGTGCCAAAAAATATGCAGATGAGCATGACCTGTATTTTAGACTGCGTGCCCGTCGTGATGATCAACCATTTGACCCATCTTCTAAATATCCAAATGGCACACACAAAATTTATGGAAAGTCACCATCAAAAGGTGACAGCGCAGGTCGTATTGTAATAGTTGATAAGCCGGCAAGCGGCCGCGACATTGTAGATTTTTAACCGATGAAAACCTTTAAACAACACTTAACAGAAGCAAGCACTGAAGGCAAAAATCTTCATATGGTGCACCTAGAAGATCAGGTATTATATGGTGGCGTCAATGGCGCTCGTGAAGCAATAATTGCATTACGTAGCATGAGAGACATGCTCGCTGGAAACAGTCCACAATCATATGACGTCGCTGCTAAATTTGATGGAGCGCCTGCTGTATTTGCTGGAACTGATCCAAGTGACGGCAAATTTTTCGTCGCTAAAAAGGGTATATTCAATAAAAACCCAAAGGTCTACAAGAGCGTTGAAGACGTGCGCGCAGATACAAGCGGTGATCTTGCTGACAAACTTTCAATTGCATTTACTGAACTACAAAAGTTAGACATAAAGGGAGTGCTTCAGGGTGATATTGCATTCACTCAAAAAGATCTTTCGACCGAGACGTTTGATGGTGAGAAGTATATTACCTTTCAACCAAATACAATCGTCTATGCAATTCCTGCAAACAGTGACCTTGCTGATAAGATTAAAGCAGCAAAGATTGGTGTAATGTTTCACACTCAGTACACTGGAAGCAGCTTTGAGACGATGAAGGCAAGCTATGGCTTTGACTCTCGTACCCTTAAAAAGACTCCAAGCGTTTGGTTTAGCGATACCTATATACGTGACCTGTCTGGAAAAGCTACACTTA